CGTCCTCTGCACCACCGATAAAGTCAACAAGAACTTGATCCATATCACAAAAAATAGTAGGTAACTCTGCTTCTGAAATCTGCCTTACTTCAAGTAGTGTCTTCACTTTTCGTCTTTCATCTCAGGGTCAACAGCAACATCAGCAACCTTTCCACCTGTCATGGACTTCTTGCCTTTTACTGGTGCTATTGTATCAGATTCCTCAGATTTGTCAAGTACCTTTTCGTCTAAACCCCAAACTTTTGCAAGTGCTTCCTTCATGGATGCCTGCTTATATGCATTTGCAGTACCCCATGTTAGAGACTGGCCAGGAGTTGTTTCTAGTGCATGGTCACGATACTCATCTGTACCAAGTTCATAGGACTCTTCAACTTCTTCGTCTTTCTTCTTTTTTGCATTATAAGAAGCGTGCATGTGTTTCTCTGCCTTAGTCACTTTAAGTTCGTTGATTGAGACACCCTTTTCGACACCATGTTCGAACATGACATCATACCATGCAATTTCACCACTTTCATCTGGATCAGCATGTTGACCGTGAATGGGTTGTCCAGTACCCCAATCCTCATGTACAACATTCTTTGCACACAGGTGTTGACTGTTTGCAGGGTTGTCTGTCTTGTCCTCTAAACCTTCATTCTTAACTGCCTTTGAGACAGTCTTACGACGATTATGTAGATACTCATCAGAATCATCTACATCACCGTCATTGTCGATGTCCTTGTCCTTGCGGTCATCGAAGTCTTTCTTGAGTGCCTTTGGATTTACCTTATCCATTGACTCACTTTTCTTTGCAGCCTCTGCCCAGACATTGAGGACAGAAGACTCAAGGGTTCCTTCTTTTGTATCAAAATACTTCTTACCCATTTTTATTCTCCTTGATTTTTCTATCAATCCTGTCTAGGACAGATTCTTTTTTGGGTTTCTCTCCACGTTCTTTCTTAGAAATTGCAATGGCAGCCTGTTGTGCAGGGGACACTGCTTCCTTAAGTGCATTTAACATATCACGATAAGACTTACCAACCTTTGCCTGAAATGCCTCTTTGTCAGAGGGTTTACGCATTGAGTTATATTTCTGTTGAACTGCGATTGCCATCTTTGCAGGAATTTTGATCTTCTTTCCATCTTGGAATTCAACATCAAACTTGCCGTTTAGAGACTGTGCTTTTCTCATCTGCATCATGATGTTCTTTGATGCTGCCTTCTTGTCATCGTCAGTTGCAGAGTCGTCTTTTGAAAATGCACGTTGTTTCATATCTGGGTCACGGCGCATTGCACGGCGAGCATCAGCAGCGGCAGATGCTTCTTCAATCTCAACTTCTTCCTTGTGAACCTTCTGAAGATGAGTGAAAAGAGAGTCGATATCATTACCTACCCACTGACCTTTCATACCCTTCATGTTTGCAACGAAGTTATCTGCCTCATCGTCATATGAGAAGTCACCGAGTTTCTTACCATTCTGCATAATAGCATGAACACCACTCTTGCCTCGCATAAGTTCGAAAGGACCAGACTTGACTGACTTGGCACCCTTCTGCCACTGGTCACCCATCTTACCTTCATCAAGGTCAACTTCTTCTTTCAATTTGTTAATCTCTGCACCTTTCATATCATGCTTTGAGATAAGTCTGGTAACAGCCAATGCACTAACAAATGGAATGTCCGCTTTGACAAGTTGAATTAGTGCTTGTTTATCATCATCAATTTTGTCCATAATTGAACGTAATTTGTTACCAGAATCCATGCTCATCTTTTTACCACGCATTGGTTCATATGCCTTTTTCAGAGCAGCAATTTGACTTGCACTCATTTTTGCTTCATCAAGGTCAACTTCTTCACCGATTAAATTTAAGATATATTCTTTTGGGTCTGTGTCCAATTTCATTGCATATTTGACTGCACCAGACTTGTCACCCCTTTTCAACATTGCGGCAACCTTCATCATATCGTTTTTGTCGATACCACCAGACTTCTTAGCATATGTCTCAAGGTCTTGTCCCTTGATTACTAGGTCTTTCATCTTTGCTTCATCAAGGTCAACTTCTTCCTTCTTCATCATCTTGGTTGCAGTGGCCATCTTAACTGACATCCACTTATCACCATAACGCTTCTTGAAGTCATCGTCAGGAAGGTCTTTTGCAATCTCTTCTCTACGCTTCTCTTCGTCAGGTGTCAAGTCTCTTTCTAAGAGAGATGCCTCACGCATTAGATTCATGAGTTCTAGAGTATCTTTCATTGATTGTCTGTAACTAGTCATTTTCTTTTATCTCCAATACTAAAGTGGTATCCCCCCTTAGTAGTCTATGAAATGTTTCCTTTGCAATGTACAAACTATCTCCGACACTCAGAGGTCTTGGTAGTTCGTTGTCATACTGAAATTGCCAACCTTCTCCGTATAAAACTTTTACTTCTCTGTTCTTCTTGTCTCTATGCCAAATTAACTCTGTATTTTCAACAAATCGACTAAAAGAACGAACTATTTTTCCATCTATATATTTATCATCATAAGGATTTACCAATAGAAGTTTCCTCCACCAGAAAGTCCAAGTTGAGATGCATATCTTGGTAGATTACATGCCCAATATGATGCTTTGGTCTTATCCTTCTGTTGATCACACTTGTGACGAGCAGCAAATGATTTTCTTGCAGCAGGGTCATTAAGTTTTACCTTTAGACCTGTTGTGTCACCCCATGTGACCTTCTTGACGTTACCTGTTGATGGGTCACGCACATACACATAGTATTTCTTTGGACCACCAGCCTTTGGTTTGTTTAGAGGTGGGTTTTTCTCCTCCTCTTCCATCATAGGACAATCTAGAGGAACAACCTGTTCTTCGTATGTTGCGAACTTACCAAGATCACCTTCCATAAGTTCCTTGTCGAAACCAGTAACTTCTAGACGACCTTCATTATACATCTTTCGCATGTCATTGAAATACTCAAAGTATGATTCGGAACCTACACGATACTGGTTGTTTTCAATGAGAACGGATTCTGTCTCACAGTCCTCACAACATGCTTCTTCCTGTGCTTTCTGAATTTGGTCTGGTGTAGGTGCGCCCTTCTCACCCTTCTTTCTCATCTTCTCACCAGAACCACTCTTGATTCTTTCACGCTTCTTGTGAATGTTGTCCCACAGACCCTCATCAACATCTTCTATCGCCTCTAGAACGTCTGGATGATACTGGAATGCACCCTTCACTTCATGTTCTGGAAATTCCTTTGCAAACATAAGTGCAGAGTAACCACTCATTGTACTTGGTTTCCAACTCTCACCAAGGTCAACAGACTCACTCTTACCCTTTGCCTTTGCAGCAAGGTCTTTATCTGCACCACCCCAAGTTCCAGAGGATTTTGAAATAAATGAGTTCACACGAGCATGTCCCCACTGCTCTGGAGTTGTGCCTGGTCTGTGTCCTGTGCGCCATGCAGCAACACCACGATTGTAAACTTGTTTGAGAATACTCACTGAGATACCAGATTTATCTGCCTTCTTTGCAAGAGAACTATCTGCTGCACCCTCACGCAATCTTGGTTCTCTGCGATTGGTTGATGGGTCTTCATTGCGAAGGTTCTTTGGATCATTGTTTAGAGGATTGTTATCCTTGTGTCCAACATCCATCCCCTTAACTGCTTTGTCACCCATGATGCGACGAGCTTTGTTCCTTGAAGAGCGACGAGCTATCTGTTCTGGCCGTGAATGGTAATTCTCATATTCTTTTTTATAGCTGCGGGCCTCATCATAGAGGTCTGGATACATCTGACGAACTTTCTTTGTGTGCTTTGATAGTTTAGTCTTTGCACTCTTGTCGCCGGGTGCGGGTTTGTATGCACTAGGATCATTATCGTCCTTATCTGCACCCTTCTCAAAATGTCTTGCCCTTGCCTGCTTAGTAGACTTGGACATTTCATCACCTTCAGCATCCTTTGCATAGTATTTTTTGGGTTGCGTTCCTTCTCTGTCCTTAATGTCCTTATCCTGTTTTACAGAGGTTGCTTCCTTGAACGTGGGCATATAACTTGCACGAAGTTCCTTCGGCAACTTACCCTGCATGACAAGATCGTTGATGTATGAAATTAGAGTGCGGGGATTTACATCTCTATACTGTAATGCAATTTTAGTTGCAGCAAGATTAGGTTTCCCCTTATACTCAGGTTTCTTTGCGAGATCAACATATTGCTTTGCCATTTTTTCGAATTCTCTTGGTGCGGCCCTTTTCTGAATTTTACTACCCAAAGCACTATACCAAGCACGTTCATCAATTTGGTGTAGAAATGCTTTGTGGAACTTACCATCTTCATCAACGAATGAAAGATAGTTCGTTCCTCTACGAACCACTTCACCACTTAAACCATTTGCTTCTACGATGTCTCCAATATTACCCCACTCTCCTCGTAGGTATGAATCTCGTAGGGCATCATAATCTGAATCTATGATGAGGTCTTCTTTTGCTTCACGCACACCCATGAATTTACGCACATCATCGTACATTTTCTTTGCATCAGTTTCTTTCATAGGTGAACCATTTTTGAAAGTTTCAAAATCACCAGACTGTGCAGCTGCGCGCATAACTGACGCCGAGATAGCTTCTGTTGGGTCTGCGCTATCTGGATCGCGTTCTCCCGAACTGACGACCCGCACACCATCGGGGAAGTCGAAAACTATGGTTCCCGATTTATCCGCCTTACCATTGTATCGGTCAAGTAGACGTTGGAATTCTTGAATTCTATCACTTCCTGCGACGAGCACGAGGCCACTGTAACCATCTTGGTTCACTTTTTGAGCTGCCTGAATAACTGTCTTGACAGATTTATCAACTTGGATTGCCTTTGCATGTTTGGGGAAGGACCGTTTTGCGTATGTGAGCTTCTTAACAAATGGGAGCGGGTCTTTTGGACCAACTGTTTGAGACAAGTAAATTCTATATGGATTACTTCCGGCGATTGATTTTACCTTGTCGCAAAGTTTGGCATGTCCGATAGTGGGCGGATTCATACGCCCGAAGGCCATGACCATAACACCTTTAGCCTCGGCTAAATCTCTAAACTTTTTCATGAGTCTTCTTCTCTCTGTGCTGCACGAGCTTGTTTAACTCTCTCTACTTCGTCTTTCCTTAGACGCATTGCCATTTTCTTGCTGATCTTGTCTATTTTGGGACCAAATTTCTGAAGCAATTTCTGATCAACAATACTTCTTTGCTGAAGTGACATCTCATCATATTGTGGAAAAAACTTATCGCGAAAACTTTGTATCGTTTTTTTTCTTGCGGCGGCATCTATTTTATCTGCACTTCTAAACTTTAACAATGCACGTTTTTTCTTCAACTGAAAAGATGGTGACTTTGCCAACTTTGCCATCCGTCTAGCTTGCTTCTTGCGTTGAACTACATCTACCCTCTTTTCGTAGAGATCGGTAAATCTTTTGGTCATGACATTGCCTTTGCTTTATCTTGGTATTTATTACCTTCAACTTTAAGGGTAAATGACCTACTCTGATCAGCAATAAGTTCGAACATTAAATATACTGGCTCTGGTTTTCCACCAACTTCTTTAAAATCTGTCACGATCTTAAAATGAATTACATTGTATAGTTGTTGTTCTTTTCCTTTTTTGGCTTTTCTAACACTGATAATTGCAACAGGGAAATCATTATAGTCTCTACCTTTTGCAGTTAGTTCTTTGACCTTATCTTGTTTAAATTCATCTCTTGTACCTAAAACAACAGCCTTTTTATCCTCACCACCATAAACAACAACTAGAGGTAATGCAGTATTACCAAATTTTGCTTCGGACTCAATTTCTGCTGCAAATGCAAACAGAGCTTGACTGAGATTTTCATACTGTGAAATATTACGTTCAACAGATTTTAGGATTGCAAAGATTGCAACGTTAGCAGAAAAGTTCATTCCAATCTTTAGAGCAACAAAAATATCAGACTTTGTTATGATATCTCCTTCTTTTGTGTTAAGAACAAACTCTACGGCGTTGGCAACTTCTGTCATATTCAGAATACCAGCATTAGAATTTGGTAACATAAGGATTGGTGGTACTTTACGATCTGGTGCAGAAAAAGAAGAATTTAATTTTTCTAATAATGCAACATTATCTCTATGTACTTGGTTGATTTTATCTTTCTTTATAAACTCGTTTTGGATTGTCTGAAACTCTTTTAACAAAGTCTTTGTAACAGTTATGTTTGGACTTTTCTTTTCTCCAAGGAATGTTGTTAGATTGGATTCAGTAAGCCGTGTCGTAGAAACAACATTTGTTATTGCTCTCATCCCACGATCTCTTTTAATCATTTGGTTAGAGAGTTTAACAGCAACCCCAACAATGACTTGTGCAATTTTTGTATATCTTTGTTTTACCCAACTTACAAAGTTTTTAAATCCACTGGATACTACGTCCTTAAATTTAGACATTGCATCACTAAAGAAACTCTCTGTCTGAACCTCACCAGTATAAAAAGAATCTGCCTGAGTTGGTGATCCTAGACTGACACCACCAGCATAGTTTTTGTTGATAAAGGTAGTAGCTCGACCTATTCTTGCAGCATCCATACCCTTCTTCAAGGAAATTTGGTAGAAAGAAACACTCTCCCGACCTCTTTCATCTAGTAGGGTTACCATACCCTTCTTGTCAGTCCGTAGTCTTGCTGACTGATCTCTTTCTGACAATTTTGAAATCTGTTTGAAGGAATTGATTACATCAGAACGTGAACCACTCACAACTAAAACAACATCTGCTGTATTGGGTTTTTCTCCAGTTGGAACTTGAAAAGAAATGGGTGCATTATCATAGTACTGTTTTATATTCTTGTGAATAAAATCTTTAAACAGTCCACCATGCACATCTGCAATTGCACCACCAATCAACACGGCCCAGTTTAAAAAAGCATCAACTGCTTCTTCATTAGGGTGTGCTTGGAAAAAACCATCAATCCACTTTTTTGCTGTTGGACTAAATTCTGGATGACCCATAACCTTAGTCATCTTTGCTTTTGTTAGAGGTACACCTTCCATACCAACCATAGTGGCTGCAGCCTCATACATTTCAGTTGCAACAACGGCTTTTTCTGCACTGACTAATGCATCAACATTAATTACTTTTTCTTGTGGGAGTTTACCAGCAGCCTCAGACACAAAATTTTGAACCTTGTCTAGAGGTCTTTCTAGTTGGACTCGTGGTCGAAGTTGACGTACTGCTTCTTGGATTTGCATATATCAAGTTCCCATTGATTGTTTAGTTCGTAACAACCATAACAAAAGGACAGGACTAAATCAATAGCCCTGTCCTCTATTTATAAGTTTTTGTACCTTTTAAAAATTCTCTAGTGTACCAACCCCATGAATTACTTCATCATTGTCTGTTCCATATTTTTTTCTCATTTCTAACCTTCTACGTCTGACTCTCTCTAATCTACGATTATATGAAAGTTCTGCTTGACGACGAAGTTTATGATAACCTTGATATGAATATTGTCCATTAGGTTGTAATTTTCGACCCTCATGGGGTATATAATCAAGTTTTATTTCTGAACCTATGGCATGTGAAGTTATATTAATATATCTATCCCAACACTTATTCTCTCTATTTTTAAGATATTCATCTTCAATATCTCGTATCATTTGTTCTTTCTTTTCGATGGTATCACAAAGTATACCACAATCTCCACGATATATTATTTTACGGGAAATGCCCTCTATGTCTCCCCTTTCAAGTTTATCTAAAAAATCTTTTCTTTCAGAGAGTGGTCTTTTTCCACTAGGAACTAATGAACAAAATTCTTCATCTTTTGAAGAATGTGTATAATATGGGTCTTTTCCGAGGGTACTTCCCAAATAATACTTCTTTAATTTAGAAACATACCACAAATATATGGTGTACATCATTTTATAGCAATTGCTCCTACAAAGTTGTGATTCTTCCAAGACTGTTCCACAGCCTTAAATCCTGCATCCAATACCATGTCCTCAATCTCTTGCCAAGTATTAGGTTTCAACATGTTACGAAGAGTTCTTTCCTTGGTCATGATATCATCATAGTCAAATTTCTGTCTCTTGTAATCGTAGTAATTAAATGTCATCATATCCTGTAGACGAGCATTTTCACAATCAATCTTTTCTGCAAAGATGAAACCACCACCACTGTTTAGACCATCATAGATATCTTTGATAACTATTGCACGATCTTTCTTAGACATGAACTGTAGAGTAAAGATAGATGTCACAAGACTACAGTTATCAAACTGATAATTACGAACATCGTCAAAAACAAACTCCACAGAACCTTTCTTTTCCAATGCAGTCTTGCGTTTCTCCAAGTCCTTAAAGAAACCCTCTGCAATCTCTACACCAACATAGTGTGCATCTGGGGCATGGTCTTCATTATACTCCATGACTGCCTTGGTAACCTTACCAGTACTACACCCGATATCAACAACGTTGGTATCATTCTCAACAAAGTAACGTGAAAATGAAATTACATCGTCAAGAAGATCACTGTATCCACGAATAGACCATTTGATATGTTCATCAAAACCTTCTTCTCTATGTGCAAATGTAAAGTCAGCCATTATATTTCTCCAATACGTTAGTAAACACAGCCTCGGCTATTGCTTTCATCATAAGTGGGGGAACCATTCTCCCAACTCTTTCTGCTTTCTTTCCGTGTCTACCAGTCAATATGAAATCGTCTGGTAGAGACATGATTCTCTTCAACTCGGCAATCGTAAACTTTCTAGGTTCAATCCAGTGACAACCACCAGCCCCAGTTTCACCAGCACCTGTTGCAGTTACAGTTGGTGATGGATGAAACCTAGAACACCGTTTTACATTAAAGTGATGACCCTTTGGATGATAATCTGCACCTGTCAAAACTTTAGGTGGATCAAGTGGCATAAGTGCAACAGTATCCTTATAGTGTGCTGATGCGGTCCACCGTTTGATTAGATAATCTACTTCTTCTTGATCGTACTCCAAACCTTCAAATGCTTCCTCAAGTGAGATAACTTTACCGTCACCTTCTGGAAAGATACTAGCAATATTCATAAATGTCAGACCAACATCCACAGTTACATCTTCTCGTACACCAATAAAAATGACTCGAGTCCGTGTCTGTGGAACACCATAGTTTACAGAGTTCAAAACTTTTGCAGATACATCATATCCAATCTTCTCAAAAGTATTTGTGATCTTGTTGAAATATTCCTTGGCCTCACCCATAGTTAGACCTGCCACATTCTCTGCAACGATAACCTTGGGTTTGATGTATTCTGCAATTCTTAGAAATTCAAAGAATAAGTCTTCGATGTTTTCTACCATCTTGCCATCTGAATATAGTTTTGTCTTGCCCCACCCATCAGAGTGTTTACCACCAGCACCATGAGAGAGTACACCAGCCACAGAGAATGCGGAACAGGGTGGTGAACCATCAAGAATATCAAGTTCACCAACACCAATACCAGCAGCATCAAGGAAATCTTTACCAGTAAGTTCCTTAATGTCGCCAGGTAGAATTGGTGTGTCTGGATAATTTTCGTGATAAGTTTTTTGTGCCTCTTCAACAAATTCATTGACACAAAGTATCTTACCACCGGCAAGACGGTATCCTGTCGAGGAACCGCCTCCACCAGCAAAGGTAGAAATTACACTGAACTTGTTTTGTGAAGACGCGTCATGAACGTCTTTAAGAGTATATGATTTGTACATAATTTAGTTATATCACACCGTAATTATAATGTCAAGTATCCTTTTTCTTTCCAATAGAATACTTAGTCTCTAAAGTCCACTCGTTCTTTTCTTTATAGGATAGTACTTTGATTTGGCTTAGGGGTGCAGTCTCACCTAGTTCACCAACAATATTTACAAGTCCCCAATCCTGTAATAGATTAGCAATTGTATTACGTCTTGCAATATCATTACTTGCAATACTTGTTTGTTTTCCATCGAGGGCGAATAATTCTTTGAAGTGGGTTATGAAATAGCGCCCTTGCTTGTGCAGTATATGCGCCGATTGATACAACACCCTTTCCTTACGGGATGCCACACCAATGCGGGAAAGTGTCTCACGAACCTTTAGAAAGTCATCTGGTTCGTTGAGAGTAACCTCAAGCATCTGCTCCTGTGTCCAATTAATCTGTTCTTCTTCACTCATTTTCTCACTCCACCTTTATTTAATTTTTGTTTTATGGTGGCGATTTGTTCATCCGTTAGAATATCAAGAGCCTGCTTTGCCTTTTCGTTACTGTAACCGTAATACTCTTTTACATCCTCTAGATTATCTAGTTTATTCGCCTTCAACCAAGGAGTAAAACGTTTCCTTGACCGTACACTATTTAGTAGAAAGTCGAACTGTAGTTTCTTATCTAGATGTGGTAGTTGGTTAATCTCATTCACCAACATGATTGTATCTTGAAACGGATAAACACACTTATTTACGATAAATGGTGGATATTTTTTCTCCCATTCCTCATCTTCACTATCTAGAAGTCTTTCCTTCGTGTGATTGATAGCATTAAGATAGTCTTTCAACTCTGGCATAAAATTGTTCTTCCCTATTCGCATCCTCAATCATGAGAAGTTCATCTCGTAACTTCTCATCTGTGAGGCTCATAATATTTGATTCTCTAGGTCTTGGTATCACACAGAACATGAATGCTAAATTCTCTGCTTCCTCACCAATAAGGTCTTTCACAATATCTCTATTATCTAGGGATATTGTTTTGGGTTTGAAATATGAAGTTCCATAGACTGAATGAAATAGACCAGCATAACAAACGTGAATTGGAGCAAACCCCTCATCTAGAATTTTGTATGTCCCAATCAAATGTTCTAAAAGGGTCCGTCCACTATGTTCTGTTTTATGACAACCAATTGATTTTAGAAAATCAATCTTTGTAGAAATCAAGTCTATCGACATTTGCAGACTCCACATAAAGTTTGAACACCACAACGTTGCGTAGTTCATAACAATACTTAGACACAGGCATTGCTTGGTGTTTATTACTTGCAGGAAAAATCAAAAGACGATTTCCAACGTAGTTGGAATACTCTGCAATGTTCTTACCTTCATCATCCCAAATAGCAGTACCACCTAGCCACTCTGGTTGCCAATCCATGCGAGGATAATACATCATGGTAAAATCCCCATCATCAATATGCATGTGTGGTTCTACACCAAACGTGTGTGCGTTCATGTATAGACGTTTCCACCCAACAATATCAAACCGATCTTTCAGTTTGAGTTTGTATGCAGCAGCATCCCAGATAGGAAGAAGGTAATCATACTGTCTTTCCCGAACCTCTTCCTCACTTTCACCACAATAGACATGCCAATGTGGTTGAATGCCAATCTGTTTATTAGAGTGGTAGTCATACTTCCAATGAGTTTTTCTAATCTCAATGTCAATCAGTTCTGCAACATGCGGTTCTAGTAGATCATCAAAGATTTCACAAATCATTTGAACTTCCCCCTTGCCATAATCTCAGTCAGACACGCCACCATATTAATTTCTGGGTCTGCAACAAAAGCATTCTTATACTGGTATTCACCAAGGATGATAACCACATGAGGAATAGTAGAAGGTTCCAGATAATCATACATGTTATCATAAACAGCACGAAACATAGTGACAGGATCATTATCAATATTATCGACAACCCATTTACGAACATTCGTGAATTCCTTGTTCTTCATCATTCCCATGAGGTCTTTGATATTCTTCTCACTCAGATTGACGAGAATACCAGCATCAATTTCACCAGAGACAGAATACCTCTGCAACTCATTTAGAATTCTTCTCCAATCGGGAAAATGAGTGTTTATGAGTTCTGCAACCACCTTCTCATTATATTTAATCTCATTCTCTTTCAGAATTGAGACTGCACGTTGAAAGAACTGATGTGCAAGACTCGCCTTCTCACTTTTAGGAATAGTGAAGTCCACTACGCCACACCGAGAGTGCAGGGGTGCAATCAGTTTGTTCTTGTAGTTACAGGTGAGAATAAACCCACAGTTACTATGGAACTCTTCCATGAACCCACGAAGGGCTGGTTGAGTTGACTGTGGATTTAGATAGTCTGCCTCATCCAGAATAAGATACTTGCGTCCACCCTCAAGAGAGACTGTAGACGCAAAGTTCTTAATCTTGGTTCTAAGTACATCAA